GGGAAAGGAGGACGAATAATTGACGAACGCAAACGAAATCCATACGGCGGCCGATTGGTCGCGGCACGAAGACGACTTTACGCAAATGTTCTACGCGCAGAACGTTAAGCAATTCTGGCTTCCGGAAGAGATTTCGCTTAATGGCGATCTCCTTTCGTGGAAGGCGTTGGGCCCTGCCGAGCAGATGACATACATGCGAGGCCTTGCGGGTCTGACGTTATTAGACACGGAGCAGGGAAATACCGGAATGCCTACCATCGCGCAACATATCGACGGCCACCAACGTAAAGCCGTCCTGAATTTTATGGCGATGATGGAGAACGCAGTCCATGCGAAGTCCTATTCGAATATATTCATGACGCTGGCGCCGACGGAGACGATCAACGAAGTATTCGAATGGGTTAAGACCAATCCGTATTTGCAGCGGAAGGCGGCGCTGATAACCGGCCTATATCGCGACATAAAAGAAGGCGATACCCTTTCGCTGTATAAGGCGCTTGTGGCTTCGGTTTACCTCGAAAGCTTCCTGTTTTATTCCGGCTTTTATTATCCGTTATATTTCGCGGGCCAAGGCAAGCTAACGAGCAGCGGCGAGATCATTAACCTTATTATTCGCGATGAGGCGATCCATGGCGTATACGTCGGCTTATTGGCGCAAGAGGTCTACGGAAAGCAAGAGCCGGACGTCCAGCTTGAGATGCGCGACTTTGCCGTCGAACTGCTGACGGAACTGTACGATAATGAGGTCGCATATACCGAGGATCTATACGATGCGGTCGGCTTAACGCACGATGTAAAACGATTCCTTCGTTACAACGCGAATAAGGCGCTGCAAAACCTCGGCTTCGATCCGTATTTCGAAGAGGAAAGGCCGAATCCTATCGTCATGAACGGCCTGAATACGAAGACGAAATCGCACGACTTCTTCTCGCAGAAGGGTAACGGCTACAAGAAGGCAACGGTTGAGGCGCTAAAGGATTCGGATTTTTATTTCGGCGAATAAGCGTCCATTATCCGTAGTAGCTTCGCAGTTATATACGAAAGGAAATTATCCGGCGATGTCGCAAAAGTAGCGATTACCTACCCGTTATATAAGTGAGGAGGTCATCGCCTATGAAACGATTTATCAGCGCCACGGCAACGATCATCGCCGGACTGCTTTTCGTTCTACCGTACATCCACACGATAGGATTCCGGTGGTTTTCGATAGTGGCCGTGTTCGCCTTGATTGCGATATTAACGAAGGAGGAAACGAGATGAACGATAGATTGAATGAGATGTTTATCATGCAGACTACGCTAGATGAACGAGTGATTTCGGAAAGGACTGTCGATAAAACCCACGATGAGTGGGTAATTGGAATAACTTTAGCGATGGAATCAGAGATCGATGAAATCAGACGCGAGATTAATTGGAAGTGGTGGAAGAACCCGAAAGAAGTAAACCAATCAGCGTTGCAAGATGAGGTTATTGATATGTGGCATTTCTTACTATCGCTGTCGCGGGTAGTTGGGTTAAATCCTGAGAGTATTTATGAAATTTATAAGAAGAAAAATGCAGAGAACCATGATAGACAAGAAGGAAAGACGAATAAGGAAGGCTACGATGCCTCTAAGTAATAAGCGCGTAAAAACATGTGAGATATGTAGAGCTGAGATGTATGTAAAGGCTAGTCATTACTCGAGAAGGAAAACCTGTAGCCGAGAATGTGCTGCGAAGAGGAAGAGCCTTATCCAAAGAGGGGCGAGTAATCCTAACTACGGAAATAGGGGTCCTAAAAATCCTTTATTTAAGTCAGGAGTGAGGATTTCTCGTTATGGGTACAAACTAATCTACAAACCTCATCATCCAAATTCCCAAAAGGATGGATATATTCTCGAGCACCGGTATGTAATGTCCGAGTACTTAAAAAGACCTTTGAAAGAGGATGAACACGTTCATCATAAAGACGAAAATAAACTTAACAACGACGTCAGTAATCTTGAGTTAGTTACTAGATCAGAACACTCTTCGTTGCACAATAGGAATAAGACAATACCAAGAGATAGCGAGACTGGCAGATTCATAAGAGTTGTTAATAGGGAGGACGAATAAATGGCGGAAACCAAAATGAACGTACAACTAATCGCACATACGCAACTAAGCGGATTCTTTCATGAATCGGAGGATTTATTTTACGAATGGGCCGGAAATGCAACCGACGACCAAGCGGTCGCACTCACCGCAATCAGAACGTGCTATAGCGCCAACAAACCGTCCGAAATCGTCGCAAAGGAAGGCGCTAAGTATTTCGGCTCCAAAGCGTCAGACGGCGGCGCAGGTACGGACGCCGATCGGCTATTCCGACATATCTTCGCATCCAAACACACGTCGACCCTCGAACACCTAACGTTCACCTTTGCGATCGAAGGCGTCAGCCGATCGTTATTGGCGCAGCTTACACGGCATCGCGTTGGTTTTAGCTTCAGCGTCCAGTCACAGCGTTATGTACGGATGGGGAGCGACGATAGATCCGGAGGGTTCGATTACGTGGTTCCGGAAAAAATTACGAGCGATAAAACGGCGGACATGTACGATTTTGAGTACGGTATGCCCGTAGAGGACCGTCCGGCTACGGATATATTCGTGGAGGCTATGGAACTATCGCAACTATTCTACGATAAATTGCGAGAGGCCGGAGTGCCCGCCGAAGATGCCCGCGCCGTCCTACCGAACGCAGCCGCAACGAATCTCGTAATGACTGCGAATCTGACTGCGTTGTTATCGTTCTATTCTAAGCGTCGTTCTGGAAAGGGCGCACAAAAGGAGATCTCAGATCTGGCGGAAATGCTGAGAAGAGAAGTAGAATCTGTAGAACCTTGGACTTCCCAGTTCTTTGAGGCGGCAGGATGAAGATGTGTAAATTAGTGGGCTGTTTTAAGGCCTCTTATTGTAAAGACTTATGCAAAGCTCATTACAATAAGCTATGGGAATATGGAGACGTTAGGCATAACGGAAGACTATCCAGACGGAAGCCTATTAAGTTTCGTGTTTCGGCAAATGGTTGCTTTGAATGTACTTCCCATTTATTAAATTCAAGTGGCTATCCCGAATATCACTTCAACGGGAAAAAGACTACAGTCTATAAGTACATTTATGAGGAATGCTTCGGCCATGTCCAGGATGGAAACATCGTTAGACATAAGTGTGATAATCGTCTATGCATAAACCCGGAACATCTCTTAGTAGGAACTCACATAGATAATATGCGCGATATGACATCAAGAAACAGGCAATGCAAAGGGGTAGATTCTCCTTTTGCTAAATTAAACGAAAATGATGTCAAGAAAATCAGGGAATTGTTCGACGAAGGCCTTAGTAATACTAAAATAGCGGATCTGTTTAACGTGTCAAGAACTACTATTTACTATATAAGAAAAGGAAAGACATGGAGGCATGTTTCTTAATAAGAAAGGACTGATTTTATCGGTATACTAACGAATCTAGCGATGTCAACGCAATTACTTACGAACCCGGCCGCCAAGCCACCGGAACCTCCGCCGCCGAGCCCGCCGCGCATAACCGAAGAGGAAGCCGCGCTCCAAGAGGCGGAAGCCGTTATCGAAGGTAAGGACGCTGAACTGGCGGCCAAGGATGCGAAGATAAAAGCGCTCGAAACGGAACTTGCTTCCGTTAAAGACGAAGTAAAGGCACGGGCTAACGAAAAGCGCGTAAAATCGCCGCATAAGCACGAAGAGCCTTCCGGCTGGCAAACGTTCGAGGCGTCTGCGTATACGGCATATTGCGCGGAAGGATGTACCGGAACCACAGCGACCGGCCTCGACGTCAGCCATACGATCTATCACGCAGGCAAGCGTATTATAGCGGTCGATCCGTCAGTGATTGCGCTAGGCTCAACGGTTGAGGTGCGGCAGGCAGACGGTACGACGTTCGAAGCAGTGTCGCAGGATACTGGAGGCGCGATTAAGGGCGCCAAGATTGACGTATTAGTTGCGGATGAAGCCGACGCGGTTCAGTTCGGACGTCAGTCGGTGCAGGTTCGCGTAATAAATTAACGGGAGGGTTGTGTATGGATGCGAGAACAGTCGCACACTTGTACGTGGTTTTAAAACGGGAGTGGAAACTGCTCGAGGAAGTGCGTAGGTTTATAGACCATGCTCCTGCTGCGGGGATTATCGATCAGGAGATTGCAAAGAGACGTTCGGAAGTCGTTCGGATCGGTAAAAAACTCGAAAAAATTGAGTTCAATTGGGGAGGCGGAATAAATTAACGGGAGGGGGGGGGTCCGTGTATTGGCGGATATAACACGAAAGGATTTAATCGCGCTTACAGAACGCTTCTTAGACGAATGCCCGACCAAGCGAGAAAAACGAGAACTTGACGACCTTGCGAGAGCTGAACTTACGATGCCCAACTTCTCGACGAAATCATCACGCCAAGTCTTTGCGAAATATGTGCGGAAGAGGTGATCGGATGGGTTGGTTCAGCGCTGAGGCGGAAAGAGCTAAATCAGAATATGATCGAATATTAAGGAGGAATATCGATAATATGGCGAAGGATATCGTAAACGCAAACGCTAAAATCCACGTACTGGCTGACGAAACACTTGGAGGCATCAAGCGCGAATACGTAGAGGTCGATCGGAAGGCGGAGGTTGGCGATAAGATCGTAATTGTTGAGAAAAATGATCCGGATGAATGGTACGATAATGGCGACATTTTTACAGTTGATCGTGTTTTCCATTCGGGAGAGGATCACGTAGAAAGTAACGATGCTAGAGCGGTTGCAAATCCCAGCGGATGTATCCTTCGCGAAGAATATCACGTACTCGAACCGACCGACATCGTTCACATTTATAGTCTTGACGGTATGCGGCGTTGCGTATTGACCGATCGCAAGGCGGAAGTGGGCGAGGAGGTTATATTTAATAATGAATCGGGAGTATCAGACGGAATTGTCACCGAAGTTACCTCGGTAGGCATCAGTATGGTTGACGGGGCTGGTTACGAAGATTCAGACGGGGAATATGTTTGCGGAATCTCTCACGGGTATTATCGCGTCCTCGTCCCGGTCGAATCCACCGAAGACGAACCGAAGCCAGCCGACCCAATCGACGTTATCGCCAGTTTAGCGCAAGAGGTAGCGGAGTTAAAAAAGGCGGCGGTTCATTCGAAAGGTCAGACGAGAGCTTTGGCGGACATTCAAGAAACCGAAGCTAAAGATCTGCGGAAGAAAATTGCGAAATTACAAGACGAAATCGACACGCTGTTTAAAGACAAACGGACGCTTGGCGAAGAGTTAGCGCGGTTGAAGGAGCCGACGAAGACCGCAGAGTGCGCTCCGATTGATGCGCCGCTAGTTTTTATTCAACGGAAAATTGGCGATGCGTTTGATGTGTATCAAGACGGTAAGAAATTGCGCGGGATAAGGCATATTCGTATTGACGCCGCGGAGGGTGAATTCACCACGCACGATATCGAATTTGTTTCCGGAGCAACCGAGGAGGAGCGCCCATGAAGCTCGCCCTAACCGCACCGTTACGCGCAGGCAAGTCGCAAGCCGCCGGCTATCTATCGATGTATTACGATTTCCAAAAGTTCGCCTTCAGTGACGAATTAAAGGCGGCTTTCCATCGCGCTTTCCCTTCCGTACCAGAAAAGCCGAAGCCACGCGCGTTTTATCAAGAATTCGGTCAGGCGGCGCGGAAGATGCTCGGAGAGAACGTCTGGATAGACGCATGCATGGCGAAAGTCGACGCATACACGGCGCTCTTTTCACGCAAATGTGATTGCGGATTATCTCCGTCCCTGAAGAATCGCGTACTGATCGAAGACGTTCGGCAGCAGAACGAATATGATCGGCTGCGCTCCGAAGGGTTTTCGATCGTCCGCATCACAGCGCCGGAGGAATTACGGATTGAACGCGCACGGAAGGCCGGCGACGATTTCGATTTAGCAGCGCTCGATCATCCGACTGAAAAAGCGTTGCAAACTTTCGAAGTCGATTACGAAATTGTTAACGATGGGACGTACGAGCAGCTTTATGCGAAGTTGGACGATTTAATGGCGGAGGTGGGCGTTAAGTGACGGAGGTTCCGAATCATTACGGTGCTGTGCCGACTAAAGAGTACGGACAGAGGGTCGGAAAGGTAGGACGGCATCCAGTAAGCAGAATTAACATGCCCGCCTATACAGTTATCGCTTCAACGACTGGCGGAAAGAACGCATGCTGTATAGAGGAATACGAAAGGAGCGAATACATGGGCGACTTTAATTTAACGCCGCAACAGCCGGCGAACGGACTTACGGTGCTCGAATTATTCTGCGGAGGCGGACTCGGCGCAATCGGCTTTAAGGCGGCCGGCTTTGATATCGTAAAGGCGCTGGACTTCGATAAGAATGCCGTCAAAGCATACCGTCACAACTTCGGTGATTACGTTGAACAGGCGGATATTAGCGCAGTAGATATCGACAGCTTGCCGGATACCGACGTTATCTTCGGAGGGCCGCCGTGCCAAGACTTCTCGGTTGCGGGTAAAGGTGCCGGAGCAGACGGAGAACGCGGTAAACTCGTATGGCGATACCTCGAAATCATTGAACGAAAGCAGCCGAAAGCCTTCGTGTTTGAAAACGTTAAGGGATTGATAACGAAGCGCCACCGCCCTACATTCGACGCACTTATCGAGAAGTTTAACGAAATAGGTTACGAGATTGAGTGGAAAGCGCTGAGCGCGTGGGACTACGGAGTAGCACAGAAGCGAGAGCGCGTGTTTATCGTCGGAATACGAAAAGACCTCGGATTCACTTTCGAGTTTCCGAAGCCATTAGAAGGCGATTACCAGACGCGAGTATTGCGGGATGTTATCGGGGATTTACCAGAGCCTGAACGCCAAGATTGCGGAAAGTATTGGACGCCTAAAAGCGAATACACATACGGCCAAGCTAACCGCGTGCAATCGCTAGATAGCCCGTCTAATACAATTCCGGCGCATCATAACAGCGGCCAGCCGATCCACCCGACCGAAGCACCTCGCCGTTTCACCGTTCGCGAATGTCTCCGAATCCAATCTGCGCCAGACACTTACGTCCTGCCAGACGATATTTCTTTATCGGCGCAATACCGGATTGTCGGAAACGGAATTGCTTCGCGTGTAGCGTGGTATATCGGATGTGCCTTGGCGGATCAGCTACGATTTAAATCGAAAGCATAAACGCCGGAAGGGTACGCCATATACGACTGCTTTGCGGCTTCCCCTTCGCCAATCATCTGAAAGCGTAGCGGAAGGTCCTCGTCTTTGAAGCCGGCCGCCTTAATTACTTTGCTTGCGGCTTTATTATACGAACGCTTATCGAATTTGAACGGAGTCGCATCGGCCTTTACGCTTTCAGGCTTTGCGCAAACAAGGCGATTTGATTCGTCATCGTAGCCGATCGTCAGGTAAAACGGAGCTTTGTCGGGCAGGCCGATGATTTTACGTGCGCCGGACGAAACGTATATTCTTCGTTGTTTATCAAGCGTTATGTAAGCGTCATTACTTTGCGCTGAAATCCAATTAATAACCACGTAATTCACCTCGATTATTTTATAAGACGATTATAGGAGATTTGAGGACGAAAAGCAAACGAAAGGAGTGGCGGAATTGGGAGAAACGGTTACCGAGAAAATTAATCGTATTTTACGTATCGACGAGTCCTATAAAGCTCCTGCGAGGATCATGGAGGTATTGTTCGATCGAGAACACCGCGAGGACGTATTTAGACAGTTCGTGAATGATCCGGAACTTTGCAAAACTGAAGAGGACGTATTTCATGTGTATTTCCAAGAGGAGCACGCTGATCGGAAGGATAAAAAACAAGATTTCACCCCCGGAAGCGTAGGAGATTTATTAGCGGGCATAGCAAACGACGACTCTTATTCACGAACAACTTACGATGGATGCGCTGGTACTGGTGGGTTGACTATATCTAAATGGCATGCGGACCGACTCAACCACTCACCGTTCGACTATAAGCCATCGTGGTATTTCTACCACTGCGAGGAGATGAGCGACCGCGCAATACCGTTTTTATTATTTAACTTATTGTTCCGCGGCATGAATGCAGTGGTCGTACATTGCGACGTTTTGACGAGAAAAAGCAAAGGGGCTTTCTTTATTCAAAATGATCGGGACGATTTTATGCACTTTTCGTCGCTTAACGTTCTTCCTTATACGGACTTAACTGCGAGCGAACTAAATGTGGTTTGGGACGACGATCTAATTCCTTACGATGACCTTATTGAGTCGGAAGAAATTCCGCATCATGTGCTTAATCCCTCGGAGTTCGGCACGGTGAGCGCCGAGACCAAGTTTCTTCACTTACTTTGCGGTATAGATGCGGAGGTGGTTTGATGGGAACGGTAAAAGTCGATCTCCACCGAAAGGATCGCGAATTTAACGCAGCCTATGCGCTAGATAACGCAGAGGGCGTCAAGTTTCTACTCGCCGATTACCAAAAGTTCGTCAGCCGAAAACGCTGCGGCGACTATGCGGCCGTGGAAGTGCTGATCGACATTCATAAAGCGATTGAGCTCGCCGGCTTAACGGATCGGCAACGACAGGCGATCGAGCTCGTTTACTTCGGAGAATTAACGCAAACCGAGGCGGGCGAACGGATGGGTATTGCGCAAAAGAACGTAAATGAAGCCCTCGACAGAGCCTCCGAAAAGCTTGTGGACATTTATTACTATTGGGCCGGTCACGGCGAAGGATACACGACAGGGGGACGGATTGATGGATAAAACGGTTTTGCACGAAACGATTACGGAAATGTACACACTTACCAAGGCCGGCAAGATGACGCGGCGTGAACGTATTGAAGCAATCACGGCCTTAGCAGACGCTTACTACGACTCTACCGGAGAGCAACCGGAGCTATCAGCGCTTGAGCGAATGGCTAATCTCGTACTCCATGAAGAGCTATCCGACGCGCATCCGGATAAGGTGACACGCGAAGAGTACCCGATCATGAGCGAAACCCAGTTCGAAGAGCGATACAAACGTGAAGCTTCGGATAAATTGGCGGAGGAATACGACCAAACCGGCTCCTATAAAGGGCGACCGATTCGCAGGCCACGTTCTTCATACGAAAATAAATTACTGGATAAGCGCGCCAAGGCACGGAATGAAGAGCGAAGGAAACGTTATTCGGCGTTTGTTAACGGAAAGTCTAACGGCCAATTCACCGTAAATATCGCTACCGGCGAAAAAATTTATCACTGATACCCGTATTTTACCGCGTTAGTTGTCTATACGTTGTGAGGGCGCCCGTTCAGCGCTCTTTTATTTTGCGAAAAAGGAGACGGTATAATGAAGAGATTACGAGTTATTAATACGGAGACAGGCGAAGACTGGTCGGAAATGTACACGCTGCGACATCGCAATCAAGACGCAGCCTTTCGTCAACAGCAAGAAAAGACGGCCGATCGGCGCGATTTCTCAAACGCCAACATGTCTAATATTCACGAAGTCTATGACGCTCTTACGACGGCACAGTGCGGCTATCTGATGCTGCTTCAGTGCTACGTCGACTACAACGGTGTTCTAATAAAATCCAGCCGTAATAAAACGCCGATGACCACCGCGGACATGATGGACGTTTTGCAGCTCGGTAAAAAACGGATGACCTTTTACGACTTCCTTTCCGCCTGTACCGAACACGACATTATCCGGGAAGAGGGCGGCCGCTACAGTGTAAATGACCGCTATCACTTTAAAGGGAATTTCGGTAGCCAGCAAGTCGTCAAGATTTACAGTGCGAAGATTAAACGTGTGTACAGCGAAGTGAAGGCGACTGACATCGGTCTGATCTATCGTATGCTGCCGTTCATTCATTACGAAACAAACGCTCTGTGCGCAAATCCTTTCGAAAAGAATCCGAAGCGCATCCGCTGGTTTAACAAAAAAGAGCTTGCGACGGCGATCGGTGTTACTTCGGATACGCTCGGCCGGCGCCTGAAGCAGATGAAATTCGACGGCGAATACGTTGTTGCGCGAATTAAAGTCGGAAGCGAGCCGGAGCGCTATACGTTTAATCCTAACGTATTCTATCGACAATCCAAGACGCCAGACAAAACGCTGATTGCGCTATTCAACGTTAAAAAGGTATAATTTTACTATATCGGAGGTGAGGCGAATGGGGATGCCACGAGGAGCTAGTTCGCTAGAAAGCGCGAGTAGGGGCGCAAGTCCGTCACGCGGAGCATAAAACGAAAAAGGACGCCTTATGCGGGCGTCTTTTCTTCGTCATCTTCCGTTTGTAATTCAAGAACTTCGATCTGCGATTTTAAGATAGCTATGTCACGGCTGTTTAGATTCGTAGGTAATTCAAAGCGCGCAATCTGCCCGTTTGTAAGCGCAATGCGAGCGTATTGTTTTTCGTCCATTCGTATAGCTCCTTCGGTGTTTATGCCTTAAATATATCATCAGCTCTTCCACGAATCAAACGAAGGTATCCGCAGCAATCCTCTTCGCGTCTTAAATCGATGCTTCACACGGCATTTTATCGGCTCTATATTCACGTATTTATCCGTTTCTCCTACGTCTTTCCGCTCCGAATGAAATCTCCGCCGTTCAGCGTGCGGCATAAACTCCATCAGGCCCGCATAAGCACCGTCTTCATACGCTAAAACAAGCGCATTATCCTCTTTCCGATAGCCCGTAATCCAAACGTCCGTATACTCGTAATTAACGATCTTCAGCCAACGCTCTGACCGCTTATTTTCCGCGTAGGATGAATCTGCGCGCTTCATAACGACTCCTTCAATGCCGGAGCTTTTCGCTAATTCGAAAACAGCGCGGCCATTGCCGGCAACGCTATCGACAATCTTAACGTTTGGATGATCGAGGGCAAGGCCGCTTAATAATTCCTTCCGCTCATATAACGGCTTCGACGTAACCGATTCGACGTCGAGTCGCAATATATCAAACACGCAAAATACTATCTGATGATAGCTTTTTCGCGATTGAAACCGCTCCATCATAGCCTCGAAGTCTCCAGCGCCTGTCGGACCGGGCACGATAAGCTCGCCGTCTAAAACGGTGCCGTCCGGAATCTGTAACGTGTGGAGTTCGGGGAATTTAGCGGTGACTTCGTTGTTGTGGCGCGTGTAGAGGCGTATGCGGCCGTCATCTTTGGATGCGAGCAGGCGGATACCGTCGAATTTGATTTCCGTAATGTAGTCGTCAGAGTCGAACGGGTCTTTTGCGGACTCTAATAGCATTGGCGAAATAAACAAAAAATCACCTCGTTTCAGCTTCGTAATACTATAATGATATAGTAAGAGTCGGCTGGAGCGAAGTGATTCGTTTCAGGTAATTTATGGTGACTTAGTTGGGAATAAATTTATCAGTGAATTTGTCGGCTCTGCGCGAAAACTCTTCCCAAGTGATTCGATCTTCAAAAAACTCTTTAGTAATAGAGAAAAGTCCATCATAAATATCAAAAGATACCTCTGAAATGATTTTCTTTTCTAAGGAATTAATTTCTTGCTTGAGCTTTTCTGACAGAGTTGGATTCGCTAAACTTTTATCAATCTTTACGCGATCCTCTAATTTTTTGTACTCTGTGTATCTACTAACATATTCTTTCATTAGTTTTAGCCCTTGAACATCACTCAAATTAACGTATCCCTCCTATTAAATATTCTTTTTCATTCCACACCGCCGGCACTCCCGAAGAAACTTTCCGCTCTTCACCGAACTTTTAAATAACGTATAGTCGCAGTTATCGCATCGCCCTGCGCGCTTATCCGGAAATTCCTTGTATTCGTAAGTGATCGACGTATCAATGCCGTTAGTCTCGTATTTTTCCTCCATTTTCGCTGTACCTCCGTGTCCTACATCGTTGTATAGAACGATTATACCACGAAATTACAGCGAAATGAGCCGCTTCAGACGCGTTCAGGTGCGATAGGTATCCGAAAGCTTGAAACGGCTCATTTCGTTCATTATTTAACGTTGAATTTTGCTGACTCAAACGTACCGACGTATTTGCGCTTGCCTGAATTCGAATAGCAGTCGATCTGGATAACGTATGTTCCTTTGCCGGTCTTGCTGCGGATCGATTTCGCACTAAACGACTTCAGCGGCGTTGATGTCTTGAAGCTACCCCGCTGTACTAAATTCGTATCAGTCAACCCGCCGCCGCTGCGCTTTTTATAAACGCCAGCCGTGTAGTACAGCGTTGAGCCGCCTTTCTTTTCGGCTCTCCAATCGACCGTGCTTGCGCTACTGCTGTACGTAGTTGCGTCCGTATATACCCGTGCCTTGTGTCCGAACTTCTCCGTCTGCCAGCCCGACCATGCCGCATCAGCCTGCGGAGCCAGCGCAATAGTGCCGGTTAATAGGGTGGCGGTGATTACGAGCGATTTAACTAAACGTTTCATACGATTTCCTCCTCTGTGCATACAGGTACTATTTTATATCCGAAATCTATAAGACACATTTCGTAACCGACCCGGAATGCTTTTATATCCAAGTCCCGAACGCCTTCTCTGTAATCGCTAATTATCCTTTCGGCGCGCGACTGTTCCATTTCTGGATAACCCTGATGCAGTGGCGTTAACTTAAAATCCTTCATACGATTTCCTCCTCGACTTCCAGCCGCGTACCACACGTAGGGCAGCACGCGTCCGGCTTGATTTCGATATCTAACTTAGCGTAATTGCAATCGTGGCAAGTGTATTCAATCATCGTTATGGCTCTCCGTTTCCTTTTCGATTAAGTACCCGAAGTAGGTAAGCGCCGTATTAAATCCGATCTGATACGCGCGCCCGCTGTCCTGAAATAGCGTCATCGGTCGTTGGTATAGGTCGAGGATCTGCGCTTTTTGTTGCGCCGTTAATGGCGGCGTATCCGACCACAGGCGTCTTATATCAAGCGTCATTTTCCACACCGCCTTTCCGCCGTAAGAGCAGAAGGACAAAAAACACGATCGCCGATCCGATTCCGATATAATCGAGCGCGGAAAGCTTGGCGAAATTCATGCTCGCGATCCATGAGACAAGGACGACAATTAGCAAAATTTCCGTGGTATTAATCCGTTTCATACGTGGTATAATTGATTGACAGGAGCTTTCGCCCCCGTTGGATTATGTGCGGCGACGGTGTTTCTTGGTCGGAATCCGTCGCTCTTTTGCTTTCGCCTCTTTGCGCATCTTGCGAAGTTCTAGCGATAGTTTGAAAATCGCTAACCAAGTGCCTAGGAGCGCTGAAAGCTTTACGATGATGTCAATCAATTTACCGTTCACCTCCTTTCGTTACTTTAATTATATCGCATAAACGTTATAACGTCAATACGTTATTGATAAAAATATCGTTTTTACGTTATAATAAGCGTAGGAGGTGGCGGAAATGATCGCAAAGATAAAGGTAGGCGAGGCGTTAAAGCGCTCGGGCAAGACGCAGGGAGAACTCGCTGAACTAACCGGAATCCGTCCGAATACAATAAGTGAATTAGTCCGCGGACATAGAGAACGTATCCAGCTCGACCATCTCAGCCGGATTGCGGCGGCGTTGAATATAAAAGACATACGTGAACTGATCGATCTTGTAGACGAAGAAAACGGAGGCGCTGACGAATAGTTGGCGTCTTTTTTCGTGGGTTCGTTTAGTCTGCGATTCTCAATTACGATAATCTAAATGATAATGAACACGACTTTATTCGTACAAATCGGGCAAAAACACGACTTTATTCGTACACCCGAAAAGTGGGTTCGCGCTTAGAGCCGCAAGGGATACAGCCGTTTTAGTCCGCCAATCACTTCTTAGTCTTGTGAGTCACAAGCCTCCGGAACTACGGCTCCGCCTTCGTCCGGGGTTAACGCAATCAATATATCTATTAATATCTGCGCGTATGTAGGGAACGAAGTGACCGGAATTAGCGCTATGTTTAAGTACAAGCGGAAGACATTCGTTAATATAGCGTTAATCTAACGAAATAAATAACGGAAGGACAACGATAATACCGTATAATTTACCGGCTTAGCTGTCTATACGTAATAGAAGGACGTAACATACCGTATAACCTAGCGATAGGCAGGCGGGGTACAGCCGGCACACATACGCTATATGTAACACCGTATAGGCATACGTATAGTTATATAGGGAGGAAGGCGTCGGTGAGGCGTCCGGTTGCGATGCGTGATGAGGCGAACAGTAACGAGCCACTGCCAGAGGATGAGCCCTTCCTAAACTCACGGGGTCAAACCGAATGACCAACGCAATATGCACGATCCTATACATAGCATGCGGCACATGGCATGCGGCAGGGTGCAGGCGT